TATTTATCTATGTATAATAAAACATTTAGATGAATATATTTGACGCACATATAACCGGCTCACTCTCGGTATCGAGTTCAGCTGAAATTTCCGGTGACTTAACCGTACTAGGAACGATAAATGCAACAATTAGTGGAACAACAAGTAACGCTATCTCAGCATCACATGCGGCTAGTTACACTCTAACCTCAAGTTTCCACCAATTCACATCGTCGTACACTACAGGTTCCTTCACAGGTTCCTTTAAAGGAGACGGTGCTGAGTTATACAATATACCAGCAAGTGGAGTTACAGGTTTAAATTTAACTCAAATTGCCGACGGAGTAGTTACCGCTTCCGTTTCTAATACTGATGGTTTAAGAGTTAACAGTAAAACAGAAATTACGGGTTCATTAACTGTTACAGGTCAAATATCGGGCTCCTTTACGGGAGATGGTACAAACTTATACAATGTACCTGCAAGTGGTGTAACGGGTCTTAATTTAACTCAAATATCTGATGGTACGGTAACTGCATCAATATCACAAATCAGTGGGTTTACAGTAAACACTAACACAACAATATCGGGGGATTTAATTGTATCAGGAAACGTTACCTTTGGAGATACCTCATGGGGTACTCCAGAAGATGCCATTTTCACGGCATCAATTAGAACCCACAATACCACATATCTTGGTGATATGAACACCACAGTCGGAGATGCATTAATCGTAAGTGGTGGTGTTAAAGTAAGTGGTAGTCAACTTATTACTAATGATTTAATAGTTTCTGGTAACGTATATTTCGGAGATACCTCATGGGGTACACCTGAAGACGTTATCTTTACTTCATCTATTAAGACACACAATACCACATATCTTGGAGATATGAACACAACGGTTGGAGACGCCTTGATTGTAAGTGGAGGTGTTAAGATTAGTGGAACTCAAGTAATTTCAAACGATTTAATAGTTTCTGGTAATGTATTTTTTGGTGACACAACATGGGGAATGATAGATGACGCAATTTTTACTTCATCAATCAAAACTCATAACGTAACATATCTTGGAGATATGAATACCATGTACGGAGATTCATTAATTGTCTCTGGTTCTGTTAAAATAAATGGTCACTTATCAGGTTCATCTTTAACAGGTTCAATTGATTATAACAATTTAACGAATGTCCCAACATTAGTGTCTGGGTCTTCTCAGATTGACATAACAAACACAACAAACTATACAACATTTAGTTCGAGTATATCATCAAGTGTTGGTGAATTATCATCTTCAATTGCAACAACCGATTTAAATCAAAATAATAGAATTGATTCTTTGGAAGGTGTGTCAGGTAGTTATGCAACTACAGGGTCTAATCTTTTTAAAGGAACACAAACACATAGTGGTTCAATTGTACCTTCCGTTGATAATCTTTATGATTTAGGAAGTGTAACACACCAATGGAGAGATGTGTATATATCTTCTGGTTCCCTATACATTGATGGAACAAAAGTAATATCCTCAACATCACAAGAGTTAACCATCACAACGGATAATGGACAGTCATTAAAAATTTTAGAAGGAACCACGGACTCCATTGTTCTACAAGTTGCCGACGGTGACATTGAATTAAAGTCAAGTGGGGACGGTGATATATTATTGGACCCAACTAATGGTAAGATAATGTTAAAAGGACCGGTTGAGGTTTTAAGTGGTCAAAAAATACAATCTTCAGTTGGTGGTACACCTGTGGTATTTGCAAACGACATTGTTGTTTCAGGTTCTATAGATATAACCGGAACAATCGAAGGAATTAACTTAACAGATTTCAGTTCTTCAGTTAGTGGTAAACTAACAAGTCTTGAAGGAATGACTGGTTCATTAAGTTCGTTCACATCCTCAGCAAGTAGTAGATTAACAAGTATCGAAACGAGTACGAGTTCATTGAATTCATTTACATCTTCAGCAACGAGTAGATTAACAAGTGTTGAATCATCAACAAGTTCTTTAAATACATTTACATCATCGGCAAGTGGTAGATTAACCACTTTGGAAAATAAAACTGGTTCATATGCAACAACAGGTAGTAATATCTTCCAAGGTAATCAAACAATTACAGGTTCATTATATGTTTCACAAGATTTAATCATTGCAGGTTCATCCTCAATTCAACATATTAGTTCATCTATAGTAAACATTGCCGATAACATCATTACAGTAAACGCACAGAACCCAAGTATTAGATTTGGTGGATTGGCGGTTGTTGATAGTGGTTCGTTTCCACAAGTATCGGGGTCGATATTGTTTGATTCAGTTGAAAATCAATGGGTATTTGTTCACCAAAATCAATTGAACGTAACGTCGTCAATGGTGATAATGGGTCCCGAAACTTATAATAGTCTTGGTAACGAAACTCACTTAACAAATAATAGATTAGTAAAATCGGTAAATGACGAACACATTGGTGATAGTAATATAAGTGATAGTGGAACCAATGTATCTATCAATTCAAATACAAATATAACAGGTAGTTTACTCGTTACAAACACAATCGTATCTCAAACAACCCCTTTAGTTTCGGGTTCAGGTCAAATTTCATTTAGTGGAATTACCGGTGTACCATCAGGATTGGTATCAGGTTCTTCACAAGTATTATTAAGTAGTGGAATTTGGTCAGGTTCGGCACAATTACCATCGGGTATTGTTTCAGGAGCTGCTCAGTTACCTTCAGGTATCATATCAGGTTCATCACAATTACCTTCAGGATTGGTGTCAGGTTCATCACAAGTTGATTTAACCGCAACAACAAATTATAGTACAGGAATAAAAACAAGATTAAATGCTGAGGGTGTTATATCGGGTTCTTCACAAGTATTGAGTGGAACAGGAATTTGGAGTGGAAGTGCACAATTACCTTTAGGTGTTATATCTGGTTCAGCACAATTACCAAGTGGAGTCGTATCTGGTTCTTCACAAGTATTAAATGGTACAACAATACATTCTGGTTCATTCTTTAATGGTATAAGTGTTGTGTCCGGTTCTTCTCAAATAACATTCGGTTCAATATCGAGCGTTCCAAGTGGTTTAGTATCCGGGTCTTCTCAAATAACATTCGGTTTAATATCGAGCATTCCAAGTGGTTTAGTATCAGGTTCTTCACAAGTGTTAGGTGGAACGGGAATTTGGTCAGGTTCAGCACAATTACCAAATGGAGTTGTTTCGGGTTCATCACAAGTTACTTTAAGTTCAACAACAGGGTTTGGAACATATTTAAATCAGGCCGTTTTAACGACATCAACACCAACATTTAGTACTGTAAGTGCAACAACATTCACGGGAGCGTTAAGTGGTAACGCAACAACCGCTAGTAGTTCCCCAACACTTACGGCGTCTGGAACATTAACAACTCAAGCGGGTAGTGGTACTTTAATACATAGTTCTCCAATTGTTAGTAGTGAAGCGGGTTTATTTTCAACGAGTGACAATTCAAATAGTATTATAACATTCAATAGACATCCTGGAGCTTACTACAGTCAATTAGGTTTTAACTCAACAGGAACTATTTTTTATAGGAGTTTTAATAACACCTCAATTAATACGTCACAAGCTTGGAAGACAATTATCGATTCAGGTAATATTGGTTCACAATCGGTATCCTCAGCGACTACCGCAACATTTGCCACTAACTCGAGTAAATTATATTCCACAGATTCATCGTACAATTACACAAGCGCAAACCCTTATTACGGATATCTAACATATGATGGTAGTAGGTGGTTATTTCAAGTTAGTCCATCGTCACCCGCCGCGGTTAGAGTTGCTTATGCGGATGCGGCAGGTAGTGCGGGTAATGCAACGACCGCTGGTGGGTTTACACCTTCACAAACAAGCGGAACCGCAAATAGAATAGTTGTTGCAGATGCAAATGGCTATATTATTAACAACTATTTTAACGCATCTGGTGGTGGTTCTGAAAGAAATGCCTCAGGTATGGGATATTTCGCAGGACATAACACAGGTGATTACTATTATAGAAGTTACACGGCGGCAGCTGCAGCCGCGTTACTTAGTGGACAATCAATGAACATTAACGGTAATGCGTCGACGGTAACAAATGGTGTTTACACTAATACTACTAATACGATTGTTAATGGAGATTCTGCAGCAATTGTCACATACGGTGCTGGTAGCTATTCAGCGGCGGCGGCTTTATATCTCGGGGGATGGACAACTGACACCACATACGCTCGTATACGTACTTCCAATGGTAACCTTCATATTGATACAAGGGGAGGTGCGGGTAATTTATATCAAATGTATTTTAATCACTATTCAAGTGGTGACATGTATTTTGGTAATGGAGGAGGAACCGTTTTCATATATGGTGGGAGATTAAAACATTCAGACGGTACAAGTTACGTTTATAATAGTGGTACTTGGGGTATTGGTATATCGGGTAATGCTGCAACATCAACAACGTCAATCAACCTTATTGGAACCGGAGGTTCCGTTATACAATCAACCTCAACAGGAACATCCTACCAATATAACTACCAAGTAAGAGAGAATTCAGGTGGCGGTGGAAATACAAATGAGATATACGCACCACAGTTAGCTTTTCATTGGAGTGGTGTTGTTGCATCAAGTATTATGATGGAATCTAGTGGTAGAATTGCAATTAGAAATAATCCAGGAGGTTCTTATGAGAGTTTTATAGCCGCTAACATTACTTCAACAGGTACTCTCACCGAAACATCATCTATTCGATATAAAAAAGACATTGAAACCATTTCATACGGTTTAGATAAAGTTTTACAAATGAGAGGTGTCACATATCTTAAAAAAGAAAATGACATAAAAGAAGTTGGGGTAATTGCCGAAGAAATTGCGGAAATTTTCCCTGAATTAGTAAATTACGATACAGAAGGTCGTCCAGATTCCGTATCTTATGGTAGAATAACAGGACTTTTAATTGAAGCAATAAAAGATTTGAAGAAAGAGATAAACGATTTAAAAAACAATGGCTAATTTTTTAGCAAATACAAGACCAGCACCAGGAGTACAACTTGGTTTTTTCAAAGATAGGTATTATGGTGGTAATAGTTATTATCACTATAAGACAAACATACCAATGAATAATACAATGTGTATGATTGAAGCTATTGGTTATTCCTATGGAAATAATACCGCAATTAGATGTGCTTGGGTTTTTTACACATATGCACCCGCTAATACAACAATTAATGTTGGTTTACAAAATGCATATAGTGGATTATCGGCACATGGGGTGTATAGTTCAAGTGATGGTTACGCCGTAATTAGAGCAAGTGGTGCGTCGTATTATAGTGGTTGGGTATTTAATGCTTATTGTTTAAATCCTACGGGATATAATTTTAATGTTGGCATATTGGCTAGCGTTCAAACAGATAACGCAGGAAATTATTATTAATGGCAAATTTACAAGGAGGTACAGGAATTTATCCAGATGGTGGTTATTTAGAACAACTAGGTTTCTTTAGTGCTGCAAATTTATCATCTGGTGGAGGTTCTTATTATCACATAAAAACAAACGTTACTCACCAATCGTACGCTATGATTATGATTGAGGCCGTTGGGTATAATTACGGTACGGCATTACCGATAAGATGTGCTTGGAATTTCTATTGTTATAGTTATTTTTTTGGTAACGTTCAAAATTCGGCGTATGCGGGTGCAACCGCACATAGTCACTATGTGGCTGCAGATAATAGAATTGTCATAGTCATGTATGCTAGTAGTTTATATTATTGTGGATTTACGTTAAATGCGTATAACACAGCAGGAAATGGTTATGGTACCATAATGTCCGTAGTGTCTGCGGTTCAAACAGGAGGAACAACTTATTATTAAATTATGGCAAATTTAACACCACCTTTTAGAGTCTCCTCAGTTAGTAGTTGGTATTTTCAACAGAAATACATTTATAATTTTAACACTACGTCAGGTTCACCGTTATATGTTCATCTTAAAACAAGTTTAATTGGTGCAACAACATATAATATGTGGATGTTCGAAGCTGTTGGTTATAACTTTGGAACTGCTCAACCAGTGAGATGTTCATGGAGTTTCCATATAAGTACTGCCGGTGCACCATACACTAATGGATTTTTATATAATATAGGATTGGTTAAACAATATGACGGACTAACACCTCATGGAGTTTATATCGCATCTGATGGTTACATTGTATTAAGAGCATATGCTTCAAGTCAATATTACAATGGTTTTACTATAAATGCATATGCCACTAGAAGTGATGTAACTCAATCTAACGTTAGTATAATAGCCTCAATACAAACGAGTGATGGTGGTAATTATTATGGAGGACCAGTACAATAATTTAAATTTAAAATAAAAAAATATGAAAAAGTATATAGACGCATTTGGTAATATGCAATTTTTAATGGCGGGTGAAGAAGTACCTGTAGGTTGGACCGAAGTGGTTGAAAAATATAAACGATTCAGAGCGCCAAACGGAGATATACATACTATAATGTTTGATGCGACACCAGGAGATGATTGGGTTGAAGAAGATGTTGATTTTTTAGGTCAACCCGACCCATTCTATAGACCACCATACGATGCTTTGAGAATGGTAAATTACCCACAAATTAGTAATCAATTAGATATGTTATGGCACGAATTAAACACCAGTGGGAGTATATCAACAGGGGGAGATTGGTTCCAAGCAATCCAAGAAGTGAAAGATAGTTACCCAAAAAATTAGTTAATTTAAATTTTTTTATGTATATTGTTATATGATATATATAATAATTTACATCACTTTCCTCACTACACTATTTGGATTCATAGGATTTAAAAAGATATGGGACAAAATTACAATGTACGTCAATAGAGAATATTGGTGTGATTATAATGTAATTGAGTTTGCAGCTTGGATGGCTAAAGCTTTGATAATTGTTCCTGGTTTAATATTCGGTATCGAGATATGGTGGTTACATTTCATAACACTTATAACTTCGTCCCTATTAATATGGGCAAGTATGAAAAAATCACTACCAACACTAATTGTATTCAATACAATATGGATATTAATTTCTTTAACAATTATCGTAAGAAATCTTCACTAATCGAATAATTTTTGTTATTTTATAACAAAATCAATAATAAAAATAAAAAACTGAACATGGAAAAAATTAAGTTAAAATTAGGTGACCTCTTACAATTAGAAAGTGAACTTAATGGATACGTTGACCCACAAACGGGAACTCAAATCTATGAGGGATTCACCAAACAAAATTTATCAATAATTTTAAAATATGAATTAACTGAATTAGTTCAAACACTTACCAATGAAAAGAAAATAGTTGGAGGTTTGAGAGATGAATTAGTTAAAAAGTATGGTGAAGATGATGGTAATGGTGGTATGAGAGTTAACACATACATCGAACAAAAAGATAAGGAAGGTAATGTAGTTTCTGCGATTATTAATCCACAATATGTCGAGTTCGATAAAGAATATGGAAGTTTATTAAATCAAGAAAAGGAAATTGATTATCCTGAAATTACAAAAGATGATTTAAAAGAGGCTGGTAAGTCTAAAGACAAATACATGGTGTTGTTTAAACTCATCAAAAAAGATAAAAAAGAAGAAGGGACTAATTAAGTCCCTTTTTTTATTATATTTTTCTTTTTATTTCAATTTTCATATTACCAATCTCATATTCTCCAATGTCATAGTGTGGTATTGATAACCTTAAACTACGCAGAACATTAAAATCCGAATCATCAAATGGGTTAACTTCATAAATCATCACGTCAACGGTCTCCTGTAGGGTAAATTTCGAACGTAAATCGTATCGTGTGTTCTTTTGTTCGTTCTTAATATACTCGTCAGGAATGGACCCTAAATCGATTTTATCGAAGAACGGTTCAATATCCACCAATCTACTTCTATTACGTGTTGTTAAACCCATACTGAAAGTGTTGTATTTGAATTCCTTATCCTCCCAATATCTCATCTGTTGAAATGAGTCATATTGCATACCCCACTTTCTAACAAAGTTTCTATTAGAGGAAACTTCATATTTCATTCTTTCTTTTTTATAGTCATCACTAAACCTAGATGTCTGCGAAACAAAATGATAAGTTATTGCACATTCGGTCGTTTTCAAATCGTACCCTTTTAGTTTCGCACGAAGTAAGAAGTCGTCATCTTCACAAAACGCAGGAACAAATGAGAAACCATCGAACCCACCAACATCGTCAAACATTTTCTTGTAACCACCCATAAAGAAAACTGCACCCTCATATAGTTCACATTTATCTTTGTTTTCCTCTACGTACTCATTAAATAAATCATAGTTGAAATCATAGAAAGAAGAGCCCAAATCTAATAATACTTTACCTGGTCTTTTATGTCCTTTAAAAATAGGGGGTTCGATTGTGGTGTACGATAACAATAGATTCTCAGTTAATAACATATCCATATTCTCTAAGAAATGTTTACCTAAAATCATGTCGTTATGTATTAATACCAATTTATCCGTATCAACTAATTTTATACCGGCATTGTATGTGTCAGAAAAAGTTAACCTATCATCATCATGTATGTAGGATAAGAATTCATCGTCTAACGATTCTAACCATTCCTTTGTTCCATCAGATGAACCACCACTACTAATAACAAATGGAACTTCAGGATATAATAAACGAACACGTTTATAACATTCTTTAGTTAGGTCCAATTTATTAAGGACAGCCATCACTAAACTTATATTCATCATTTTATATTTCTAACTTTATTTACCCACATCTTTTCATCTTCTCTGGTAATTGGCCAAATCTTTGGTGTGTTTATTGTTGCAGATATTTGACCTCTCATTTCCCAATTAATAATTTCATATGGATGTCTACCCGTTTTTTCAAACAACCAATTGTCACCATACCATACTTTAATATCTTCAGGTATATGTCTGTAAACATTTTTATGTATAAAAAACAAACAAGCGAATCCACCACGAAATTCATGTATAGGTCTAACCCCAAACTCACCACCGTTATATTTCCAACAACCTTCACCTAATCCGATAATACCTTTATCTTCGGTGATATGGTCATATACTTTATCGATTAATGTAAAGTCAGTAATGACATCATCATTTAAGAACATTAGTTTATCGTACTTTGCCATAGCGGCACCCTTATTCCATGCTGGATTGATAAATGTATTTTGACCTTCCTCAATATAAGTTAATTTAGGAATCTCTTCTTTAATGTTACCACCCTCAACGGTATTATCCATTAGAATAAATTCACCAACTAATGGGTGAGCACATACTTCTTTAACTCTTTCTACAATTCCGTCTGGTATAAACATCGACGGCATAATTACTGATATCATATCTTTAGTTTAATTGTGAACGTAAAGTGGTTTTGGAATATACACCACATTACCTTCTTTAAATTTATTTAAATAATCTTCTACAAAAATCCCATCAGCTTCCCCACTTGATGTGTCTAATTTTATCATTTTTGCTAATTTTGTTTTTGACATGAAATTCCCAATATCTATCTGACCTCTCTTTGGATATGACTTCAGGTGCACATATTCATTGTTCACCCAATTATGTATCATATCACAATAAACAAAATGGGTTTCATTATTTATTGAACTAAGAAAGTAATCCACAAAAAATGGAACATAATAATTGTCGTCACCTGTCATAACTACCCACTCCTCAACTGCGTTATCTAAACCATATTGTCTTGCCGTGTGACCCCAATCGTTATGAGGTCCCGACAATTCTGAAAATCTAATTCTATCGTCACCGTTAAAATAATCTTTAACTTTTTGATAACCATTATGTTCACCATCGGAAACAACATGTATTTTCCAATTAGGATTTGATTGAGAAAAGATTGAACTGATAATACCCATCAATTGATTAGGTCTATTATATGTTGGAATAATGAATTCTATTTTCATATTAATACAATATACATTATTTTTTCCAAAAACTATAGATTCCTTTATCTAATTCATACGATGGCCATATAAATCTTTCTCGTTTAGGTTGTTGACTTGCCCACGACCACATATCTCTTAGTCCATCTTCAAATTTAGTGGTATGTTCAAACTCTAATATGTCAATTGATTTCTGAAATGTTGGTATTGAATTTTTTACTTCATGTCTTCCTTCTTTGTATACGACATCACCTCCACCAATTACTTTTCTTAATGTTTCATTTGCATTATTTATTGACCACTCCTCAACACCACCTAAGTTTATAATCTGTTTAGAGGATTCAGGTCTAATTGCTGAATTCCATAACGGTTTAACAATGTCATCGATATAACTAAACGCTCTGGTTTGTTCCCCATCACCAAATATTGTCATTGGTTCACCGTTTAAATGTTGATACATCCAAATCCCTAAAACGTTACGGTACTTATCCCATATGTTTTGATTTCTACCGTACACATTATGTGGTCTAATGATACACCAATCTAATCCATGTTGGTCACCTGCAATATGAATATCCATTTCACAAGCATATTTTGCCACACCATATGGGTCAATAGGAGCTTGTCTTTGGTCTTCATCAAAAATACCACCATATCCATGACCATAGACGGCAAGTGTTGATGTGAATATTAAACGCTTTACATCGTGTTTAATACATTGATTAATAACTCTCGCTGTTGAAACTAAATTATTTTCATAATTGTGTTGTCTAATGAATGGTGACAATCCTTCAGCTGCGTAAGCCGCAAAATGAAACACATAATCAAATTTATTAACTTCAAAACAATTTTCAATCGGATGAGTCACTAAATTCATTTGCCAAAACTCCACCTTTGGATTTACATTTTCTTTATATCCACCACTTAAATCATCGATACCAACAACCTTAATGTTTGGTACGTTCTCTATAAGATAGTCCGCTAATCTACTACCTAGTAAACCAGCAACTCCCGTAATTAGTATTTTCATATTCTTTTTAGTATTGTTAATCCACAGTTATTAGTAAATCTCTCATGTAAAACCCAATGAGGATTCTCATTCATAAATTCTTCGATACCCAACCATATACCGGACTCTGGCGAACCAGTGTAAGTTTCACCTCTAGTTTCAAATAAAGTAGTGTCGTGAAACCCGATGTACTTTCTAACCTTATTACCGTGTAACGATAATTCGGCACGTATTTGGTTGTAATTATGTAACGTATCAATGAATAAAAAATCGGTCTCTTCAATATCACATTTAGTTGTGTCACCAACAATAAATTTAAATTCAATATCCATATCCTTTATCACATCTAATACGATGTTTTCATTTATTGGGTTAATATCATAAGATATAAGTTTTTTTGGTTTACCCATTAAAAATGCCCACGTAGATACTATATTCCTTACTCCCATCTCGGTAATATGTTCACATTCCTCCGAATATCTTTTTAATGTTGGTAGATGTTCGTTAATGTCAGAATGGTGATTACATTTTTCGTTGTAAATCTGTTCTAGTCTATTCATGTTAAATTGTTTTATAAAAGTTATTTTGTTTTTCTTGTCTCTCGATTTGTTTATGATGTAATATACAATATTCATCAGTATCATTTGGTAATGTTGATATCTTTTGACCACCAACAATTGTTTCATGAACTTTACCGTGCCACTTCATGTGACCTCGATAAATTCTACCTTGGTAATCGGGATAGTTAACCCATCCCTTTTCATTTACTCTCCATCCCCATTGTTTGATGTGTTCTTCGGTTAAACCATTAACGGTGTTAATTCTAGGTACGTAGATTAAATCAACTTCTTTGTTTAATTCTAAGATTTCGTGTAGATGTTTTACCATATATTCACTAACCATTTCATCAGCATCTAATTGGAAAATGTAATCACCGGTACAATTGTGATTTAATATATTCTTCCACTCACCAAAATGATTATTAAACCAAGTATTTCTCAATATTTGTATATTTGGTTCAATGTTATATGACAACAAGAATTCTAAAATTTCCGGGTTACCATTCTTCTCATCGAATAGAATTACTATTTCATCTTCAGTTCTTTTATTTTCTAATAAGAACGGTACTAATGTTTTTATTTCTTCTAATTCATTACAAACTGTAATTGCAAAACTTATCTTCATGCTACATTACCTCCATTGATTGATGTTGTTAGTTGTCTTATTATATCTTGGTTGATTTGTCTTGCTATTCGTTCGGACAATAAAGATGTCAATTGAGACTCGAACGTAGAGATATCTAAATCGGGTTCACGTGTCCACACAGCTCTTAATGGTCTCACACGACCTTGTAAATGTGTTTGAGCAAACACATATGTATTTTCAATAAACCCTTCGAAAAATTTAAATTTTGTCATGTTATGTTTGGGTTTACTCTTTCTCTTGCAAATAATTTAAAAACTCTACCATCATTATCATTAAACGTCATGTTACCATTTGTTGTTGCACTTAAACGAATAGTACATTCGTTAGGTCCTGAAGCAAATGCAACCGGCTCATCCTCACCAAATTGAAAACAAAATTCAACATTTGAAGGTTCAAAAGTAACTGGCGTATGAAAATATAATGTTGGAGTTTCATCACCTTTAAAAAATTTAAAGTTCATTATTTAATCTTATTTAATTTAGGTAGAATCAATTTATGTTCTTGAGGTCGATTCATGTAAGGTTCGATTATATTTTTAAACTTATCTTTCATTGCTTCCATTGAAAATTTAGTTTGGTTTTCTAATTTTAAACTTTCAGCTCTTTCCTTATAATCGTTGTAGTCCCTGTGAACTAATTTCATAACTTCAGCAAATTCATTATAGTTCGCCGTGAACCACTTTGAACCTTTAAGAATAAATGAATCAATAGCACTATCGTGTACCTCAGTTAATGTACCACCAATCATAATGGCTTTATCCATAGGTAAGAAATCTTTATGTCCCGACCAGTTAGAAGCAATGATTGGTTTACCCGTCATTGAAAATTCAAGTAACGGTCTACCGAACCCTTCACCCTTTGTAATTGATACCATGGATTTAACTTTTGGATGATTATATAATTCATTCATCTCTGAGTTCGTTAGTTCACCAAACAACAAATATATTGATGGAGGGTTCTCAATTTGACCAACAATTTCCTCAATCTTCTTTCTGAATTTTTCTCTTTCTTTAATTGAGAAAGACGCTGAAGATGTTTTAAGAATTAACGCAGGACCATTCTCACTGTTTTTAAATGATTCAGTGAAACATCTTATCAACATACCCACATCTTTTCTATCCTGACCGATGTCACCTTTTAACCAATGACCAACAAATAGATAAGCAAACTCTTCTTTAATGTCTAAATCAAAATTTGTGTAGATGTCATTGTAAATTAAATTATCAACACCTTCAAATAATACTTCAATTGGTTTTTCAATTTTATGTTGTTTAACTAACTTACCTGTATTGTTTTCATTTTCATTATAGACCGTAGACAATAACACGTCTCTTGAAAATGTAGATGTTGTAATAATCAAATCCATTTTGTTACAACCATCAATCCAATCTTTAGGTGCAACTGTGGTCTCGATACCAGCAGTGATACCTACGTTAAATTTACCAAGTCTTTGAAATTCATTTGGTACAGTTACTTGAATGTAAATGTCTGGTTGAGATTCTAAGTTAGTAATGATATTTGATTCTGCCCACTCATGAAATGAATTACCTTCTTCAAATGCAGTTAATGGAGTGGTTCCCCAATTACAACTATCAATTTTAATATCGAACAAATCCATTCGATAAAGTGATTCTAATAAATCTCTTGAATGTGCCCCATATCCACTTCTTGTTTTAATGGGACCTCTAAATAATAAAAATGGTTTCTTATCCATGTAGTCTATATAATTTTATATAATTCAAATCTTTTCTTAGGTGTGAATTTTTCAATTGCGGTGTCAATACCTTCAATCATTTTATCACACATAATTTTATTTGATAGGTTCTCAATAACAAATTCCCTACCTTTTAATCCTTTTGATTTTCTTTTCTTTTTACCTAATTTATACATCTTCATAATCGCATCGGCGACTTCATCGTCGTTAACTCTATCGTCAAAAATGTATGGTGTTGGAACCGAACCGTTTAGGTTAATTGCCGCTGACCATATTGGAATAACCCACTCACCGTGTTTTTGGTCACACCATTTTTTCTGATGTAATGAACCAATAGAAATATAATCATCTTCGTTAAAGTTAAATCCCATTTGGTCTTGTAAACCACCCGTCACATTTGCAATGATTGGTGTTCCGGACATTAACGATTCTGCGGTGGTTAAACCAAATCCCTCGTTGTTTGCGATGTTAATTGTACAATCAACA